GTATCATCACACACAACACGGAAGTCAGTGATACCACGACGGCCTTGAACATCACGCAAGAACGGTTCTACGAGTGCAACGAATTGAGCACGGGTAAACTGATCATTAAATTCAAACATTGAGAAACGTGCGGCACGTGCAATCGCTTTTTCAAGTACAATGAACAGACGGCGAACATTGATACGATCAAATGCGCTTGGTTTTGCCAACATTGTTTTATCGCCAAACAGAACTGTACCTTCACCTGGGAATGAAACAACTGGATTAACACCTGCTGAATACAATGTATCACGGTCAGTCTTAGTTGGATTCCATGCAAGTTTAACTACGTTTTTAATTATACCACGATTCAAACCACCTGGTGAGAACCAAGGATCACGTTCGGTATCTGTACGGGCGCACAAACCAGCAATGTCACCGTTCAGAGGAACCCAACGATAGAGGTCAGCATACTTGTCATACTGGTATTTGTAACCAGAATCGATTACAGCATATGAAGATGATGTTAGACCGTTACGGAAAGCAACTACTGCGGTTGTTTCACTGCCTGGATTATTAACAACGTTTGCGGCAGGTGGCGAAATAAATGCCACACAATCTTTACGACTTTCTGCAATATTGCTGATAACATAAGTAGCAATTGTTGAGTTACCTGTGCCAGTTACTAACAACGATACATCAACTGCTTCGGAATTCTTAAATTGGTCCCAACCAGTTGTTGTGTTTGCAACAGAAGTTGTACCATCAGAACCACCAGAGAATGAGAATGTAGTTGGAGCAGTTAATGTTTTAAATAGAGATACGTTTGCCGCTGAACCCCATGCAGTACCTACAGTTAAATTTGCAGTAGCAGGATGTGCTAACCAATGTACCCATTGTGATTGTGCTGCAATTACATTCTTATAGTAATTTGAATTACCTGAATCATCTTTTGCATCAAGTGCTTTAGAAACAAATGCATATTTTTCTAGAACTGTACCTGCTGTGCCAGAAATTGCTCCATTTGCATCAACAACAACCACATGAATTTCATCATTTGAAGTCAAACCACTCTTATTGAAAACGTAAGAAGATGTGTTTGGTGTTGCTGTAAATTGAGATGCATATGCCCATCCAGCGTATGAACCGCCATCTGCTACAGAAATTTTTAATGAGTTGCCTAATGCGCCAGGAAAACGAGCAGCCCAGCCATTGTTTGTACCAACAGCATTACCTTGTTGATTTGCTGTCCACTCATCCAGATTTTTAATTAAAACACCAACACCAGTATTTGCTGTGGCGTTATTAGCACCACCTGCTGCTGTGTTTATTGAACGAACTACTTTTAAATTGTTTCCGTATGCCAGAAAGTTTGCTGCTGAGAACCAATATTCATAATTTGTTGAGTCTGGTTTACCAAATCTATTTGTCAGACTAACTTCGTCTGGTATAGTGATAATTTCACTTGCTGGTCCCCAAGCAAAAGGTCCTACAAATGCTCCTGTAGAAGTAGCAACGGAAGGTATAACTGTAGTCAGATCGATTTCTGATACAAGTACACCCGCTGATAATTGAAATGCCATTGGATTTCTCCTTTAATTGTTGGGTCAATTGTCTTTGATAGTCTATTTAGTTTTTTACAACCTTGACATTGGGTAACCACGCTTCTCTGCGAAGTGCCAACGGTCCTCACCATCATCCTCAACTTCTTCCTGGAGACCATTTTCTATGAATCCAAACGGAGTCATGGTCTCATCAATTAGCATATTTTGTTCATCTAGCATCATCTTACGGATGTCAATATTGGTAGAGTCTTTGAAGAACGACTGTGCGGTCAACCAAGAAAACAGTACCAATCCCATCACAATATCATCGTTACTACCTTCTTCTGCTGCATATGAATCTCTTACTCTGACAAAGGTATTCATCTCATTGATTGTATCAAAGTCATTAATAATCAACTTGTCATTCTCTACCAGAGTCTTTAAGTTGGCACAACCAATCTTCTTAACCGACTTGGTTGTTTTAATACCAAATGAAGTTGACCTTTTAAATCCTGAAGAGATGGACTGACCTTTGATATGATGCTGTTCTGTCTTATAAATGTTCTCATATTCCAGATCATAGTGGAGAATGTCTACGACCTGCTGACCAATATTGTTTGTTTCTACCAGTACAAATGCTTCATTGTATCGTTTACCAATTGAGTATATGACTGTCGGAAAGAACAATAGTGGTAATTTATTGTTTCGGTATCGTGCTACTTGTTTATATGGTGCTTGTGTAGCATCGAGTACATTGATGGTAGAATAATCTAAATTCACACCTTCAGAACAATCTACCGTGGCAATGTATAGATGACCAGGTATGGGTTCTTCATAGATGTTGAAGTTCTCTTCCATCGCAATCGGATCATGAAATGCCAACGACCTCAGTTTACTTCCTGATATCAGTGTAGCATTAGAACCAATAAACTCTGTTTCAAATTCTTGTCGGAACTGTTCTTCAGAAGTGTTTCGTATCGTCTCTTCTTTCCATAATAAGTCACGCCCTGGAACTTGTGACCAGTGAACTTCAAGTGTCTTATATGTTGAACGTTTTTCAATGGCATCTGTCCACATCTTGTAGAATAGATTCAATCCATTAGGAGTTGAAACAATAATTACTTTAGATGTTTGACCAGACGAGATAACAGGATAGGTTGATGTAAAGAACTCAACTGCCATGTTGTGTGGAACAAAAGCAAACTCATCAAGGAAGATTAAGTTATATGTACCACCACGAACACCTGCTGCTGATGTAGCATACGCAAATATCTTAGAACCGTTCTCTAACTCTAACGAACCTTTGTTCCATGTCATGATACCTTGCTGTAGCCAATGTGGTAAATATTCATATGCTTTTTGAATACGACCTAGAATATCTCTTGCTAGTTGACCTTTGTTGGCAAGAATACCAACAGTATATTCTTCGTTGAAGATTGCTGCCCAAAGCATATAACCCACAGTAGTAGTTGTCTTACCTACCTGTCGTGGCATCTTTGCAATGGTAAATCGGTTATTGTGAAATGTGCGAACCATGTCCTCTTGAAAATCCCACATGTCAAATGGGATAAGACCACGGTCTACGTTGACAATCTTTACATAGTTTTTGATAAAGTATACAGGGTCTTCTGCACACTTTGCAATTTCTACTACTTGTTCTTCTGTATAGGATAGTTCAGTGCCTGTTCGTTTTAGGCGGGCATTACCAAGGTATCCGTCATCCATAATTTATTTTACGATGCTTCTCAACATCCATCCTTTTTTCTGGTGTGCATCTAATATGTCTTGTAAAAAATTACCCACAGCAGGTTCGTTTGCACCATCGGCCGCAACAATGCCAGCACGAAGATGTATAATAAAACGGTCATTATCTGATGCTAAGTCACGCATCATTGCCATCGCATCGGGTATTGATGTTGCCTCTTGAATGTCGGCAAGTTCGAGCATACGAGAAAGTGAACCTGGTGCATACGAATTCAATGCACGAATGTGTTCTGCAATAGAATCTGTCTGAAGAAATACCTCATTATAGAAACCATTTAAAAAATCGTGATATTGTGGAAAGTTAGAACCCTCAATGTTCCAGTGGTAACCATGCGACTTTAGATACAAAGCAAAGTTTGTTCCTAAAATAACTTTGAGTTGTTCAATTAGTGTTTCCATTATTTGTTCCTAACTAGTTTTATTAATTCTGCTGTTGAACCAACAAAGACTGCTTTATCTATACTTAGTCCATTTGACTGTGTAGATTCTTTGGGTGCTAAATCTCGTTTACGTTTTTGTATCTCTAACAAGTCTTTATTTAGGTCACCCAAATTCTTTATCAATCCAGCAGCAACTTCATAGGCACGTGGATGTTCTGTATCTCTCGCAACAAGAAGTAGTTGGTCAATAGCAGAGTTACCTTTGCTAATTAGTTCTCGTATATTTTCTCTCGCAAATTGTGCATCCGACACAACAGGATCGTCATGGTCTATCAC